CGACGAATCAGGCGACGGTCGCGTGGGATGCCGTTGCGAAGATCGATCCGTCCGACACCGTGAAATATCAGGTGTATCTGCGGATCGGGACGACCGGGGACGGCGCGCCCTATGGCGCAGAGCTGACGGCAACACAGACGACTATCAGTTTTTCGACTGAGGGGAGCTGGTTCATCGGTGTGCGGACGCTGCGTTATGTCACGGGCGAGGCGACCCCTGTGCCTTCTGCCACTATTTCATGGTCGAATGACGCGGGGGTGTGCAGCCCGCAAGGCCCTTTCGGTATAAAGTATCATGTCGCTCCTGGTTCGCCCATTGGATTAAAGCGTGTACCGTGAGGTATGTAAAAATAACGGTAAAATAATGGGCGTAGATTCATCCGGTACGGGGAAAATAATGGGAGTTGATAAAGAAAGTGTTGACAAATTTCTCGGCGTAGAATTTCCGTAGGTGATTGAATGGCAGTAGCACAAGTGGGCTCGGCCATAAATAGTACGGCCGTAAACGCACAAACAAATACACTGCAGGTCACTGTAAATGCTGGAGAATCCCTGTTTGTCGCTATTGGGTTTTATCAGGGTGCTGGTCAAAGCATTACGTCTGTTGTCTGGGACCCGCCTGGTGTTAATCAAGCAATGACGCAAATAGGCATTCAGGTTTATGGGATTGCTGACGGATTTGCTGCCCTTTATTGCTTGGCAAATCCAACGGCTAAAACCGCGAATGTCGTAGCAACTTTTGTAAACTGGAACACCCATTCTGTGATGTCCATTACAAAATGGACTGGTGTAGATACATCAACTCCTTATCATGGGAATGGAACGGCCGTGGGTGAGGGAGCGACTTCAACCATTAATGTGGCGAGTGTCGTTTCCGGCGAAGTCACGATAGATTCGCATTTTTTGTATAGAGGGAATGAAGATCAACCGGGAGCAGGTCAAGTATCACAAGTTGCGCTCTCCGTTTTGGGTTCAACCGGCCAATATGTTGCTGCAAGCAGTGTTGATACATCAGGTACTGGCACGGTCACAATGTCATGGGCGCAGACAGGATCAGAACATTGGGCTGTTGTTGCCTGTGCGATTAAGGCGGCGGCGGCAGCAGGTGGGACGAATATCCCCAAAATCATGAATTATTTAAATCGAATGAAGGCGGCTTAATATGTGGGACGCAATAAAAGGTGCGGGTAACTGGATCGTCGTGGGACCGTTTCTTTCCAACTCCGACGGGGTGACGCATATTTCAAGCGTCGGGCTGGCGAATGCCGACCATGCAATCATCGTCAAACAGACCGGCAGCATGCAGATCGTCGCTGCGAATTCTTTCACAGCAGTTCAATCCGGCGCTGGAATGTTCCGGCTTTATCTGACCGATTCCAACTGTGACACCTACGGCATGGCAAGGATATCCATCGTCGATAGCTCTTTTCATCTCCCGGTGTTTGACAATATTTCAATTCAAGATAGTGCATATTGGGGCCTTAAATACAGCGCCGTCGCTCCGGCCCTGCAAGCGAACGTCAACAGCATTGCCGCGCAGGTCAATTCCAATTCGAATGCTATCGGCCTGCGCCCCACAAGCGCGACGTGGTACGCGGCGATCACGAGCCTCGACGTGCGGCTCCAGGGCGTCACCTCGCAGACCATGTCCCAGACCATCGACGGGACTGTGACGTTCATCCAGTCCCAGCGCCTGGGCCTGGCGGTCCTCACCGGGATCACCTCGGGCGGCGGGACCAATACGTTGACCTTCCGTGACGTCGGAGACACGAAGGACAGACTCGTCGTCACGGTTGACTCAAACCAGAACAGAACATCGATCACGACAAGAGACGGATCGTAGGAGGTGCTGAGAAATGGCAAAGGGATGCATTGACGCTTTTTTGGACGGGGCCTTTGATGTTCTCGTGAACAGCTGCACGGGCGTGACTATCTGCAACGCGGCACCGGCTTCATTCGCAGAGGCAGTTGCCACCTACCGGATTGCGCACAGTGTGACCTCTGGTGGGAACTTTTCGAAGGCCAACGGGGACACCAACGGCCGCAAGGTCACAATGGCGCAGATCGCCGGGATCAGTGTTTCATCGACCGGCAACGCGAACCACATTGCCCTGGTCAACAGTGCGGGTTCGGCTCTGCTGTACTGGACGACCTGCACATCGCAGCAGCTGACGCAGGGCAACACCGTGACCATCAACGCATGGGACATCGAGATCGCCGACCCGACGTAAGGGGCTGATTCATGGCTTTGGGGTTCTTCCCTGACAGATACTTCCCCGCCGGTTTCCTCCCTGCGGAGTTTTTCGGCGACTACGGCATTCCGACCGTCGCCGTGCAGGAGGCCATACACGGGCACGCGGCCGACAACGTCACGTTGACGCAGTCCCATGTCCTCGTTCCGCAGGATGCACAGCACGCGCACTCTGCGGACAATGTCACGCTCTCCCAGGTGCATGTCCTTGCCGTAAACGATGCAACCCACGGCCATGCTGCCGATCAGGCAGGCCTCGTCCAGCAGCACACCGTGGCGGTGACGGAAGCTCTGCACAGTCACTCGGCAGAGTCTCCCGCCGTCTCTCAGGGCCATGTGCTCGTGGTCCAGGAGACTACTCACGCGCACTCGGCGGAGAGTCCTGGAATAAGCCAAGCTCACGTCCTTTCGGTTCAGGATGCGACCCACTCCCAGGCAGCGGACAACGTGGGGTTGGTTGCCGCCGGGCAGCTGGATGTGCAAGAGTCCACCCACGGCCACAGCGCGGAAAGCCCGACCCTGACCCAACAGCATGTGCTGTCCGTCAACGACGCGACGCATGGGCACACGGCGGACTCTCCGGGGATTGTGCAGCAGCACGGGCTCGACGCGGATGATGCAATCCATGCCCATGAGGCTGACAATGCGACGACAGTTACGGCCGGGACGGTGGCAATCCAGGACGCCACCCATGGACACAGCGCAGACGAGGTCACGCTCGTCCAGCAGCACGTCTTGACGGTGCAGGACGCCACCCATGGACACAGCGCAGAAGCCCCGGGAACGGTCCAGAACTTCACCCTCGCGGTCCAGGACGCAAGCCACGGCCACACGGCCGACAGCCCGGCACTTTCCCAGGTGCATCAGCTCCTGATCGACAGCGCCCTGCACGCGCACGCGGGCGACGGGATCGGCATGACGCAGGCGCACCTGCTCGTGGTACAGGAGGCCCTGCACGCACACGCCGCGGACATGGCCGTCGCCTACTGGCAGATCACCTACTTCCCGGCGAAATACAGGGTGTTCAGGAAAGACACGGCCTACAGGGAACTCAGGAAAGACACGGCCTACAGGGTATTCCAGGCGAAATAGGGGGACACCATGCCGTCATTGATCTCGCCGCTCTACGTCAAGCAGAACGACCTGCAGCCCTACTACTACGTCCAGGTCAAGGACGGATCGGGGACCAACATCGACGTCACGGGAGCCACGATCTATTGCACCATGAAGCAGGCGCGGGCGGGCACCCGCAAGATCGACCGGCAGACGGCAGGAATCACGATCAACTCCGGCACCCTTGGCTGCTTCTATTATGCATGGCAGGGAAGCGACACGAATACGGTCGGGAAATATTATATCGAGTTCGAGATCAACCCGATTGCCGGGGGCAAATTCACTGTTCCCGCTGATCCCGATGAGAGGGCCGAAGTGATCATCATGGAAAGCCTCGACGCTTCATAAGGGGGGAATAAAATGTCCTATATAACATACGAAGAAGTCATTGCCCGTTACCCCGTTATAGAATCATGGGGTAGGCAGGCGATGGACGTTTCCAGCGACCTTATCTACTATGCCGAAGTGGAAATCAACGGGCTTCTCGGCACCCATTTCACCGTGCCTTTCGGGGGCTCGCACCCGACGATCAAGGACTTGACGATAGACCTGGCCTATTATCGGGCCGCATTGACCAAGGATGGCGACAAGGCCGAGAGAATACGCAAGCGGGTGATGGACCGTATAGCGGCCATCATAGCGGGCAAGGAGGCGATTTATACCGATTCTGGCACTATCCTGGGGATGGACACGGCGGCGGTCCCGATATGGTCCAATGTGGACGATTACCATCCGGCCTTTTCCATGCTCGACGCCGAGAGCGAATACAGTCACGTTTCCAGCGCCATGCTGGAAGATTTAGAAGCGGAGCGATCCTGATGCCCGAAAAGATGTTCAACATCATAGGGGTCGACAAGCTACTGAAGAAGCTCCGCGGAATCGGAAGCGGCCTGAAAAACCGCCGCACCGCCCACGCCCGGATCGTGGCCATGCTCGACGGCATGATACAGCGCAACTTCCAGCAGGAAGGAAAGCTACTGGACGGAAGCGGCTGGGTGCCTCTTGCGCCCTCGACCATCGAGGCGCGGAAGCGGAACAAGAAGGGCAATGTGCGAATCCTTCAGGACACGGGGATGTTAAGAAGCCGCTGGAAGCACCTATACGATAACAACAAGGCCATGATCCAGAGCGGGGTTCCCTACGGCATTTACCACGACAGCGACAAGCCGAGAAAGAAACTCCCGCAGAGAAAGATTCTCCCGCGCCCGGCGCAATACATGCCGAAGGTGAACGAGATATATAAAAACTTCATCAAGGACGTTTTGAAATGATCAATCGGAGCGAAATCACAAAGGGGATAGAAACTGTCCTGAAGGAAAACCTCTCCGGCTACCTGATAGAGCGCAACCCCGAGCGCAACGAGGATCCAAACGTGGCCGGGCGGGACAAGGGCTGGATAGGCATTTACAGGGGGGATACGGAATACGACCCCATGCGGATAGGTTCTACCCCGTGGCGTGTGCAGCTGGCCCCCCGTGTCGAAATACAGGTGGCAAGCTGGGACAGCGGGGAAGAGTGTGAAGAAAAACTCGAGTTCGCCGTCAAGGAAATTATCACCGTCCTTAATGCCAACCGCACCTTGAACGGCACGGTGAACATGACGGTGGGGTACACGGTGACGGACGAAGTGAATAAGACAGTCGAGGGCGTCTATTTTCAGGCGGCTATCATAACGATCAAGGCGGAGGTGAAGGCATGAAAATAAAGTGGCTGATAGAGGACAGGCTGATTCCCGGTATTGGCCTGCTGAAAAGCGGCGACGTGAAAGACGTGCCGGATGAGATCGGCCTGAATCTGATACGGCAGGGAGAAGCGGCTGAGTTCATACCGACGGACACCGTCATACAGCCGCACAGCGTTGTGCATAAAACGAAAACCAAGACACCGGGGGGAGGTGAATAGAAATGGCATACGGATTATCAGGACATGTAGGGATTTGTTTTCAAACATCTTTCGGAACGGCGTACACGTCGAGTTATCACTGGCTCCCTGTGTTGAATGAAAGCGTTGCATTGACCAAAGAGCCTATCGTTTCGGAAGCCATGCGCGGGCGGTTTGAATCGGGCGACAGTTTCGAGGGACCGAACGCCGTGGCGGGTGACATCGCCATGGAAGTGCACCCGATCCTCGTGGGGAAGTTTCTTAAAGCATGGTTCGGGCAGTCTTCGGGTACGCTTGTGACGTCGCACTACGATCACATATTCAATCCGAGAACGGTTGACTGGGATACTATGTGCGCCCTTCCGCCCTTCACCATGGAGAAGTACCTGGCCGTGGGGAGCGCTCACCAGTATCAGGACTGCGTAGTGGATCAACTCTCGTTCGAGATCGCGCAGGGGTCGCTCATCAAAATGACGGCCTCCGTCCTCGGCACCGGGGAGATGTCGAAGGTCGCCAAGTCCACGCCGTCGTATCTGACGGGCAGCGAGTTTACGTGGAATCAGTGCAGCCTTTCCGTGGGCGGCGCGGGTATGGATGAGATCAGGGAAATGACGATCACCTTTGCCAACGCCCTTGAAGCCTACGGCACGCTGGACGGCACCAAGTACGCCAACCGGATCAAGCGCGGCGGCTTCAGGACGGTGGAACTGACGGGAACACTTTTCCTCTCCGACGACACCGAGTTTGACATCTTCCGCAATCAGACGGCACAGCAGTTCATCCTGACCATTACCGGGGGCGAATGCGGAAGCGGCTATTACAACAAACTGAAGTTCGACTTCCCCAGAGTGAAGTACAGGGAGCTTCCCGCTGTTATCGGGGGGCCGACGGAATTGGAAATCAGCTTCACGGCGGATGCGTATTACGATGCGGGCAGCGCCACCATGTGCACGATCACGCTCACCAATACGCAGACGATTTATTAACCGGAAGGCAAAGGAGGAAAAGGCCGATGGATTACATTATCAACTGGACCGTTTATGAAACGGTCTTCAACGGGGACAGGGTGACGGCTGAATTATTGCCATTGACCAACGACGGATCAGCCGTCTTCATTGACTATTTCCGAAATATGAAAAGCAAGGCGCAGATTGAAGCCATGACGGACGACGAGAAGATAGGCACGCAAAAGGCGCTTCTGGAAAATATCAAGAACCTGAAGCCGATCCTTGCCAATCATGTCCGCAACGTACAGGGCTTTACGGTGAACGGTGCTGCGCCGACGCTGGATCAGATCGTTGACCATGCGGCTTTCTTCGGCCTCGTGATCGAGTGGATCGGGGAGTTGGGGCAGCGAAGCAGGCTGATGCCTGTTGACGAAAAAAACTGAGGCTGGCAGTCCGGCACACCGAGACGGGCCGATTCGTGGCCCACAAGATAGCCGGACTGCCCTGCACCGTGTGGGTGGAGTTGTTTTACCAGTGCCATGAGTTTCGTTTTGACGGGGGGCAAGCGCGGGTGAAGGGATCGAAGAAGCAGACCAAGACGGGATATTTCAGCAGACTGTGCTGGCCCGACGGCGGAAGCACCCTGAAGCAGTACCGGATCGTAGTGGAGATCATGAGCGTGATCAAGGACGAATTGACAACCATGCACCTGAAAAGGCTGGGATAGATGGCCGAATATCTTGAAATAATCATCAAGGCGAAAGACGAGTTTTCCGGCGTCATGTCCAACCTCACCGGGGGATTGCCGGGGCTGGGTACCGTCGCGGCGGCGGCGGGTGCGGCCATTGTAGGCGCCGGGGCCGCTCTCATATCCATGACGAAATCCGTGGGTGAAGCCCACGCAAAACTGTTTGATCTCTCACAGCAGTTAGGGCTTTCCTCCGAGTTCCTTTCCAAGATGCAGTACTCGGCGCAGATGTCCGGCGTGGATATGGAAAAACTGAATATGTCCATGAAACGCCTGCAGGTGGGTATCGGCGAGGCCAGCATGGGCACCGGGGAGGCGAAGAAGTCCTTTGACATGCTGGGGATCAGCGTCCGGGACGCTTCGGGGAATGTCAAATCGGCGGAGGACATCTTTCCAGAGATTGCGGGTGCACTTGAGAATATCGGCAGTTCGTCGCAGAAAGCAGCTATCGCAGCCGGGATATTCGGGGCGCGGGGGATAGAGGTACTTCAAATTATGGCCGATGGCAGGCAGGGGCTTGAGGATATGTGGAAAGAAGCGGAGAAATTCGGCCTCGTAGTGTCTGAGAAAGCCGCCCGTAACGCCGATGCCTTCGACGATTCGCTGGTGAAAGTCAAGGGGAGCATGCAGGGATTGAAAAACACGATGGCCGAAAACCTCATGCCTGTGCTGACGGCTCTTGCAAACCGCTTTGCCAATTTCGTGGCCGAGAACCGGGAGGCCATCATCGAGTTCGTCAAGACGTCATTGGACAAATTAACGACCTTCGTCGAGTACGGGGCCTATGGCGTGGCGATATTGATTGACGCATGGCGGGGCCTCAATATGATCTGGGAGACATTAAAGATAGGCTTTTTCAGCCTTGCCGAAACGGTGACGCGGGGTCTGCTGGCCCTCACCGAAAAGTCCATCATGTTCATGGAGGCCACCAACATCGGCGGGGTGTTCGATAACGCGCTGGTGAAGGCGAAGAACTTTTACGCATCCGCGGCCACGGCGCAAGCCGAGTTCGGGGAAAAGGCCAGCCAGTCATGGAGCAATTTGAACACCCTCATGGATCAGGGCATGGCAACGGCCAAGGTGAGCGAGTACGCGGCTGCCGTGCGTGAAATACTTGCAGGGCTTTACGAGGAAGGGGACGCGGGCATTCCCCCGTTCACCAATAAAAACGCCGGGGCCATGGTCGCCAATGCCGAGAAAGCGAAGGAAGTCACAGCCGAGAGCATCCAATCCCTGATCGACCAGTGGGGCCAGTATTACCTGACGGAGACGGAGAGGGTCGATCTGTGGTACGTCCAGCAGCAGGAGAAGTTCGCCGGCAACGCGGAGGCGATGCTTCTACTCAATGAAATCTATAATGCGAAGAAACTGGAAGCGGATCTCGGGGCTCAGATAGCGGCGCAGGAAGCACTACGAGCACTTCATGAGGAATGGACGCTTACGGAAATGGAGCGCCTTGATTCGTGGTATGCCGTGGAGCAAGAAAAATTTCAGGCCAATGAAGAAGCCCTGACGATGCTCAAGGAAATCTACGCCGCCAAGCGCACCAAGATCGAGGAATCGGAAAAGAAAAAACAGAAAGACCTCGATCAAAAAGACATGCTCTGGAAGAAGGAATATCAGGACGGGCTGACGGCCGTACTCGCCGCAGGTGCCGGGGAGAGCGCTACAATAGCAAAAGCAAAGGCCATTTTCGACACTATCCTGGCTACGCATTCAGGCGCGATCAAGGCGTATGAAGCCCTCGCATGGATTCCCCTTGTCGGTCCCGCCCTGGGTGCCGCTGCCGCTGCCGCCGTTATTGCCTTCGGCACAGCTCGATTAGGGACGATCAAGAGCCAGACCTACGCCGCCCACGGGGGCATGACCTATGTGCCGAAAGAGTCCACCTACCTTCTGGACAGGGGCGAGCGGGTCCTTTCCCCACGGCAGAATGAAGACCTCGGCGAGTTCATGGAAGGCGGCGGGCAGGGCGTGAACGTCGGCAACGTGAATATCCACGTATTCGAGAACGCCACCAACGTGAACGCCCTGAAGGACATGGATAGGCGGGATTGGGAGGACATCGCAGCCGAGAAGATCATACCGGCCTTCAAGGTGCTGGCCACGCAGGGGATTAAAACATGAGCACGTATCAACTCGGCATATCGAGCGCGAACGCTGTGACCCTGTATCCGGATTATGATTACTTCGGGGGGCAGAAGCAGATCCGCTCGGAACACCGATCCCGGAGTGGCAAGCTGCGGGTTTACAAATGGGGGGACTACGATCAATTCAAGTTCACCCTGAACTGGGTTCCAGCCTCGGACGCCGCGCTTGTCAATTCATGGTGGGATTCCAACACGAAACTTCTTTTTTTCATCACGTCCGGAACAGCGACGGAAGTCCACAGCTGCATGATCCTGAACGACGGAAGCCCGCTGGGTTCCTATAACGAGCCTTATGATAATTATTACAAGGGCAGCATCATATTGGAGGGCTACTGAGTGCTTTCCGTGACCTCATGGTACATTGATCAGCTTGCGGATCGCTCGTCGATCCCCGTGAGGCAGTTTCTACTTGGTACGTCGGATTATTCCGACCGCGTGATCCGCTGGCCCACCTTGAAGCGCACAGCCAACAATCTTCAGACAACCAAGGTAGCCGTCCAGCTGGACAACGCCGACGGCGCATTAAATGATTTTTACTCGGCCACGTACAAGATCGTCCAGACGGGCTATTTAAAGCTCGGCTTCACCCATGCCACAAGCGGCACCGAATACCTCACTCTGTTCACGGGTGAGGCGAAGGAAGTCAAATATCAGGACGAAAAATGCGAGATCAGGCTGCGCGACCTGCTTCACAATCTGGGCGACCGAAAGGTGGGGGAGTCAAGCGCTCCCGTCACCTTCAGCGAGCAGATACCTTCGGACATCGGCTGGACGCTCTGCACCTGCTACGGCTATCTTGATACCACGCAGAGTTCGGCCAATCCCAATATAAACTGGCAAGCGTTTCAGGAATGGGCGCAGCAGTTCAGCGAGGACAGCGTTGTTTTGGAGGGGTATTTCGACGGGCAGAAAGTCATCGAGGCCCTGTCAACCCTGTGCGAACAGACAGACTCGGCGGTATGGATAAACGGCGACGGTAAGCTCACATTCCGCAAATTCATCGAGCCGGATTCCAACGACATGACAATCACCCGCGATCACTTCACCGATCTTGAGATCGATGTGGAAACACTGCGGCTGGTGAATAAGGCGTTCGTCGAATGGGATTACGCTGTCGAAAGCGATTACTGGCTCTCCGTCGTTTATTCCGTGGACAGCCTTTCCGTTTCGTCCTTCGGCGTCCATGACAAGTTATACCGCAACGAGAACATCTGGTACACGGGAAGCCTTCACGCCATCAATTACGCCCAGCGAAAGACTACACTTTTCTCCCAGCCGCCGAGACGCTTCAATGTCGAGACAGACCTTTACGCCATCAGGCCGGAATTGGGAGAGACGATCCGGCTGGTGGATTCCTTCTTTTCGATAACTTCAGGCGGGGGCTTCCGGCTGGTGGAGCAGTCTTTCAACCTTGACACGGGCAAAGTGGATTTGGAACTGGACGAGGCTACGACAATGAACGCCTTTTATCTAGATGTGAGTTGCCTCGATGGAAACGAGGTGCTTCTGTGATTCTGCAAACCATTATATGCGGCGTCGAGGGATGCGCCGAGAAATACACGGAACGAAAATACAACGAGGGCTTTCCCGGCTGGGGCCATGTGGCGGGATTGAAAAACGACGAGACGGGGGAGACGATCTGCCATGTCTGCCCGAAGCACCTCGCCGTCATAAAAAAGATATTATCGGGGGAATTGAGATATGGCATGGACTGATTTAAGTGCCGCCTTCGGGTACGGGACGAAACTCACAAGCACCCAGCAGCAGCAGTTGAGGGACAACGTCGTATGGGTTCACAACTTCGTCAATTCCTGCAACCTGACGGATCATGCTCCGCTTCTCGGCTCCGGCACCGGCGTTGTCACGGCTCTGGATGTCGGCACTCCGGGCGCTATCATGATCGGGCAGGGTGCGGCTGATCCTCAATGGAAGATACTTGGCG